GCACGGAGAGCGCCCGGGGGCAGACCGAGCGGCCCGCGCCGCCCCGCGCGCCCCGCGTGGCGCTCCTGCGGCCGGGCCGTCGTGTCGGGGTTCGCCGGGTACGTGGTCGCCTTCGCCGCCATGACAGTCACTACCGGTACAATCAGCACAATCATTACAGTAGTCGGCGCATTGAACAGCATCGCAATTCTGACACGATAGCTGGCATGTAATTTGACATGCAAGCTGGCAATTGGCTTGACAGTGGTCATTCTCGTTATTCCATAAATATTCGAATTTTGATATAAATTCATTTATGGATCGAATATACTCGATGAGTTTTGCTTGATATTTTACTAAAATTTTTGTATTGGTTTCAGGATTGTTAATATCGATATCCGCAAATAGTTTTTTAACGTTATCGATCAATTCGCTATATTCTTTTGCCGCAACAGGATCATCTATTTCAATCTTTAGTTGGTCTGTTATTTGATCTTTCCCATTTTTATCGAATCGATATTTCCGTTCAGACATTGGAATTGGTGTTTGGGGTTGAATCATTCTATAATTTTGGGCAGTATAGAACTGATTCCTATTAGGACCGTGTTTTATATATGGTCTACCAATATTCATTCGCTGCGCGGGCAAAATATTTTTAGGAACGATGACTGGATTCCGCAGCGTATCATATGTATTTTTATATTCGACATATAACGTATTGAACACTTCATACAAATTTTCGATATTATGAATAACAATTGGTCCATTTGATTCAGCCATAGACGGGAATGTAATTTCCGCTGTTCCATGCTTTACGGATTCACTCATACCAATTCCCCTACCTTTACATAGTTTATGAAGTCTCGCATATAGTTCATAATTCCGGTCATATGTATTTTAAATGTAGTCTCCAATTCACACATAAGAATTTTATTATTTTTCAGTCTTATGATATCATCCTGGATATCCTTGATATCCGTTAAAATATTTTTATTGGAAAATACATCCCCGGAAAATATTTCATCCATTTTATATTTAACCAGAAGATTCTCTTTTAATTTTTTCAACATCGGATGTTTTAGATCCTTGATCTTCATAATCACATCATGGATGTATAGCGTATTCATTGCATGGATTTTTGCTATGGCGCAATCATTCATGTGCGGAATCTTCATATCATTCGTCATCCTATGATTCTGTGCTGCACATGCCATTCTACATACATATTTTCCAACACAACCATCACAACGATCCAAATCATACTTCACCTTTATGACATCATGATATGAATTCGGATGTGTATATATCCCCTCATGTATATTTCCTAGTGGTTCAATATCATCAAAGTATGGCATTTGGTGACATGGGTATATATCACCATTTGTATCAACGGTACACCTTCTAATAGTATCAATCTGACAATTCGATGCCGTAATATGCCCTTCTGACATGAGTGCGGTTATAAGATCGCTTACGTTTTTAATATGCGCTTCATCATCTTGCAGTCCTTCGGAATTTATATAATCGATATAGAATTCCATAATCTTTCGATTCTGTTCTGCATATGCGGATAGTTCTTCCTCCGACCATTCTGTGTCTCGAACTGTCATTGGGGCCAATCGATGAATGCCTAAGTCCCAAATGAATTTAAATGAATCGAATAACCGTGAACACGTGTCTGGGGTTACGGTAAGTCTTGCTTTGATGCATTTGGACGGTAACCCAGAATTTATTAATTTTATGAGATTTTTATACACCTGATCGAACGAATTGCTTCGATTCCAGTCGTGGACATCTTTTGTTCCATCGATCGATATCAGCAGATAGAAATTATACTTCACAATATATTCGAGCATATCATCCGTCAATAATACCAGATTGGTAGTAGCACCAATGCTTGACATCGGATAATTTTTCTCATCAATATATCGCAACATTTTATGGATGACATCCCAATTCAGAAATGGTTCTCCGCCGAAAAGACTAATAGAGAACGGGTTCCCTTTCCGGGACAATGCAACTTCATCAATTATTTTTTTCGCAGTATCAAAACTCATCAACGTTCCGTTCTTATCGTGCTCGAAACAATATCTGCAGGCCAACTGACATTGGTTTGATATATTTAATGTGACTGATCTGCAATCATAAATATCGTGAAATTGTCCAATGATCTTTCTATCCGTATTCATCATATTCCTCCTAGTGACACTGATGTTTATGGAATAAACCAAATCCATGATTTATCAACAAACGGGTCTCGATCGACCGGTTTTGCATACTTCAAGAATACTTGATAAATATCACATTCGGATACATCATCAAATCTTCTCGATACATGATTAACGACGCATCGATTGAAAAATTGGCATTCCGGACATGTGTGTTTTCCACCATCCTTCGATTTAAATATATCAAATATGGATGCAAAATATTTCAATACATCAACCGCATTATCGAAATAGCGGACGGTATCGTCTTCCAACATATTGTATACATTTACGTCGCCAATTAAAAATTTGCCATCGGGAAGTAATGCGGTCGTATATACATGACGTAGATATTCATTTTCTCCCATAAAACATGCATTGCTCAGGATGCGATCATGTTCCTTTGATTTTCGTTTATAAATTGAAATCATCTGATTTAATTTTGGAATCGTATCAATCAGTGATTGTTTATATTTATTCAAATAATCCAAATCTTCTCGACGGAATTTTCCATGGAACATTTCAACATCGATATGAGTGATGTTTGCGCTATATGCATCAATCACTTGTGTTGTGTAGAATAGCTCCTTGACATAGGACGTTCCCATTCCAAAATGAATCGGATGGTTTGGATGCAGATTATTCTCTTCAACGATTCGAACCCAGTCATCAAATTTATCTTTCCCGGCTTCACAAATATGAATGATGTTATCCATCGACGATGTCATGATGAGGTCCGATGCTTTGTCAATATCTGAGAATTTCTTATAGTATGATAAATTGGTTGCAATGGCGATCACATCGGTATATTTTCGACAGATGTAGAGAAGTTTGTTTATGTATGATACCGGGAGCATTAGAGGTTCTCCACCCAATAGAAAAACTTTTAATATCGCATCTTTATATGTCTCCGCTACTTGGTGTAATGATTCATCGAGCAATGATAAATCCAATAGCCCCGGACATTTGGTCTCATTCATGTAACAATATTGACATCCTTTATTACACACCAATGACGGGTATATATCAAAATTGATCAAATCTCTTGTCATAAAATCCCATCCTCATATCGAATGTTTGTGAATATTTGATATAGTTTACACTGATGATATTCTGGAATCGGAATATCTCGATGAATGGAGGTGCATTTGAAGAAATATGGACAATCAACACATCCGATCCCATGATCTTTTGCTCGTATTAATTCATGATTGATCAATGATATGGCTTCTTCATATGTATCAAAAAATGGTATTTCATCCACTTCCATTACATTGTATATGTTTGGGGATGATATTGTAAATTGTAAATCGGGTGTCAATATGAGAAGATCCACAGATTCTGCATCATGATGCGGACTAATCGGGGGTGGAGGATTGTACATCGATGTACCAAACGTTCTACGAATTTGTTGGAATGTTTCATGGATTCGTTCGATGTTATCGATTAAAAAATCTTTATATGCAATAACATCATCAACCCGATCCATCTCCATTTTCCCATGAAGAAATTCAACTTCAATCGAATCAATATATTCCGTATTCTGCATATAGATATTCCATACTTTTGCAAATTGCGCATCCGATTGTGCAAGAAGAATATATGTGAGATATACATTCGAATGCAACATCGATAATTTATACTGCAACTCATTCATATCCATGTCGAGCAATTGTTTATGGCATGTAATCGTTACACCGATCTCTTTTGGAATATCACGCAACGTTTCCGGTTTGCATAAATTTGTCGCAATATATGATCGAACGCCCTCATGTCCCAATACCATAGCACACATTTCATTGATGTATGATTTTGGCAATAATGTTGGCTCACCTCCAAGGATTGAAACGATTCGACCGCGTTTCGCATCCGATGGAAGGGTATATAATATTTTATCAATTTTCTCAATACTTGGTAGTGATGTATTTGTATAATATTTCCATAGAGGCATTGAATAACAATAGGAGCAATTGTAATTGCATGCCATCGATGGACAGATTTCGATGTTATGATTTAATAGTTTCATCCATATACCAACTTTCGCATTGCATTTGGATATCCGTCGCAATGAGAATTTAATTTCATTGATGTGAAACAGCAACCAAGAAATTCGCAATCGCGACAATGTTCATTTTGCATGAATGTTTGTAAATGGAACTTGATATCCTCCAAACATTCATCAATTGTATCAAATTTTTCCGTTGCCCATATATGACTAAATCTTCCATTGGGCAATAAAATCAGTGTATAATCAATGATATGATCAAATAGCCGATTGACATTATGTCGATCCTCAAATGATAATGGTACGAGATTTCCAGTCAATCGGAATTTGGTATTCGTTTTACATAAATCGACAATTTGTTCCATTTGCTCTTCTGATGGGGAATGTAACCCCGAATCGTCAAATGGTATGACCGGGAATAAATGAATATTTTTTACATTTCCAAATGTAGAGATCTTTTGCAATTGTGGGATCCCGATGATATCGAATAATTCTTTCGATATCATCGTATTAATCTGGACATCTCGTCTACAATTAATAATATTTTTTAATGTTTGCATATGATTTTCCCGATAATGAAAATCATAACTAACCGTCAATTTCACAAAATCCGGAAGATTTAGGAATGTATTTAAATCATTGGAACCGTTCGTAATTACCTCGATACTAGATCCATTTTTGGATAACGCACCAATGATTTCTGACATATACGGCTTTGGTAATAGACTGACTTCTCCACCGAGGACAACGCAATTTTTGAAAAGGTTTGGATATTGTCGTATCAAATCGTTGAGTTGATCGATGCGTAGTACATTCGATATATTTGGTAATAAATGACGATTCATACAGAAACTGCAATTCGTGTTGCATTGAAATGATGCATATACAATCACATATTCACCAACTTCCGCAATATATTTTCAATTGAAACAATATCAATCAAAAAATATTATATTTTAGGAGGAGAACTATTCTCCTCCTAAAAATCTCAATACCAATCATAGATGACTTCGATTAATATACTTAAATGTTTCCTTTGGGAAAGAACATCCGGTCTCATCAAACGGAATGGATCGGCAACCACCGTTGCAATATGTAAAATAGGAACAGCTCATGCATTCTTTTCGTGGAAGAGCAACTTCCTTCGAATTGACATAATTTGCAATGGATGATTGGATTTCATCCATTGGTTGATATATGTTTCCAATTGATATACGCCCAGCAGTATCCGGACATCCGGATATTGTTCCATCCGGATTCATGGTAAACATTCGTTTGCAACAATCCAAACAGCGTGTCTGTGCATAGTTTCGATAGTACAATGCAACCAGCTGATAGTGGTTCAAGACCATAAATTGTTCCCGACCAATATGATGGCTTTCCATATACTGATAAAGTTTTAATAACCATTGGTCGACATCCGCATGTTTTGGGATGATATTTTTGATCTGGCACCCTTTTCCTGTATATGTAATATATTCAAAATTTACCGTTGCTACAGGAAGTCGCGACATGAAGCGTACAAATTTCTCTGGGGATATTTTCATCATATGATCGGTCAAGCAGATTGTCATTTGTATTGGAATATCCAACTGATTGAATCGTTTCATATTGTGAATCCATCGATTCAGATTTCGCATATTCCCAAACCGAATACCGATATCGAATGATGTTGTAATGACCCGACATGATTTCAAAAATTCAATATGTCGTGGCGATAATGGAATTGTCATATTGGATGTAATCCGAAACGTTTTCATATGTTTCGATAGTTCAATCAAATCTTCAATATCTCTTATGAAGGGTTCCCCTCCATGAAATACATAAAACGTATCAGGATATGCTTCATCCCATCGATCCACAAATGAGATCATATCGTTCAATGGGACTGGATTACATTTTGTTTCGTTATAACAATGAGTGCAACTGATGTTGCACTCATCTGTCATCTTCAAATACAATACCATAGCGTTTTTCACTCTTTTGGTTCTTTATAAACATTTAATAACAATCCATATGGATTCAATTCATTCAAAAACAGTTGATATGCATTTTGATTTTCAATGTATGCAAATTTATTGAAAATATTATATGCATGCGCCGTTAGTGATTTATCTCCTGCAATCCGCGCAACCAATTCCCAGAACAATGGTTCATCCCGTAAGGATACCCAATTCATCCCAATATAATCCGGAGCATCGTCTGTTACCGTTGGTTCAATATCATTCATCAACTGAATCATATTGTAATGGAAGCTTTTTATGACAACATGCAACTCGTTTGCATATTCCGGTGATACAACTCCATCGTTGTTCAATATTGAATTGATAATGATCGAATTCAATCGAGGAATTGATATTTCGCGGTTGACCCGTAAGTATGCATGTAACAATTCTTGATCGACAACATCGTCAATCAAATTACAGCGAACATTTGCATTGAAAAGATAAGTTAAAAACTCTTCCCCTTTCAAGGAAGAGTTTCCATATGATATATCATATACCTTATCAATCGATTTTGTAAAATGTTCTACAAGCTCATCATCTGTAAATGGTACCGTCGTCTCAATCGTACTCATTTCCATCCTCCTGAACTATGATTACAATTACAATGGCAAGCCCAATTTACGATCGTCTTATTGATCATGGGAAGCTTCTTCCATTGATCATAAAGATCGTCTAAGACTTCCGTAACTTTTTTATCCGTAAGCTGTGTCCCAGAATCAACATGAATGGGCGTTAGCACTGCATCATCCATAACTACGCCAGTATAATTATTGATAATCTTTCCACCCGAACCATATGAAGAATCTCCAATCAGCTCACCATCACCGTTCCGATATGTGAGATACCGAATGTAATAACTTCTGAATTTGATAAATACGGCGCAAAGCTGAATCATTGCAGCATTAAACTCATCTGCTGTAATCAATTGCTCTGAATTTGCAGTTAGAATTTCCTGGGGAACCGGATTCTGTTTATTTGGGAGAGCAAACGTACTATGTCCGTCTATCTGAGTTACCGTTGAATCTTCAACAAGTTCAATGAACTCAGCAATTTTGAGCTTAATCGTTTCCGTAATAAGTTTACGGTTTGAAATATCTTCCCTTGCGTTAATCCCGGACATTTGATAATTCCTCCAATCACATTATTTCCATACAGCACTGCATGCAACCCAACCTTTATCCGTATAGATATAATGAAGTGTTGTTGCTGGTTCAATCCACAATTCTTTGTTGATTTTCGGATTATCTGGAGCAGTATCACCAATCGTAATACGAATACCATTCACCGTGTCAGAATTACCACCATTTGCTGGAAGAGAAGATGGCTTATTCAATAGATGGTTATAGTCGCCGGAATATGCAACCTGTGCAAGTCCGGTAATCATTGATGCCGGATGCGTTGCTGGGTGAACATATTTATTCGCATACCATTCAATCGAATCCAACTTTGCACGATACTCATTTGAGAAATCGTTGTGTGAGAACCCGGGCTCTCCGTCCTTTGCAATTGGGAGTTTAATCTTCCCAGAACGGATGTCTGCAACATCTTGGACGCACTGATCCCACTTATCTTTGTCAATCTTACTGATATGAAATTTAATTAATCCCATGATCGATATCTCCTTTTTACCATAAAATGATATTATGATAATGGTTGAAAAGGGCCTTTGAATAAGAAGTTGTTAAAAAAGTCCAAAAATAAAGAGGAGGGATCATCCCTCCTCTTCGTATTTAATTATCACTAAATATCGCCAAGGTACAATTCTCGAGTGCAGAAATATCCAATCGAATAGATCCATCAACACGATTAATTGTCATCTCCGTAGGATCGAATCCTTTCATCAGGTATGAAAGTTCTTTCAACGGAAGTGCAATCTGATTCAACTCATCTCCATCGAAGTCTGCATTAAGCTTAGTATTCACATCGTTCGCAAGACGATGCAGTTCTTATAAGAACGTCCCTACCTTTCAGTAGGATAATAGACTATATTTTCATCATAATAATATTATTATGATGCACTTCGTTTCCCGTTCCCTTGTTACCTTGAAAGTAACAACCCGTCATTTGCTTACGGGGGTACTCCTGTTGCCAGGATAGTCGTTGAGGCTGATACGATTAGAACGCTTTATTCGTTCTATTAAAGATAAACATGCAAAATAGTCAGTATATTATAAAATCGTATCTTGCCTGCGGATTGACGATATATCTTTCACCTTTTTACGATACCCTGACTGATTAATTCAGGCCACCACCATATTACTATGATGATTTCGTAGTGAAAGCTTTACGCATCCATCTAGTATAGACAGATCCAGCTTACGTAGCTGACGTCCCCGCATATATGAAGTGATGGGCCACGCTTAGTTAACCCGGAAGTATGGCTGATGGGAGAGATAATGTTAAGTCATCAGGATCATTTTTTACACGACGGATTTTCATTTTTAGAATGGATCCATACGTGATTGTCTCGGTAGTCATATATGATCGCTACTCATATACCGTTCTCTTATGAACTGCTGCATGTCTCCATGCAGAAAAGGCTAGATCATCCACCATACTCTGTTACCAAGTATGGATATGTTTCCCGCTTCCATTTAATGGATTTACTCTAGACTACTATCATCTAGACACCAACCGCTTGGCTGTACTCTACTCACTGTTCCTCCATAAGTCTTTCTCCTATGGCAGCTTTGGATAGCCGTGGAACTTTATAGAAATATCCACTCTTCATAATATGTGCATATTTCTATCTTAGATGCGGATCATCCAATCTCAAATGATTTTACCATCCGTAAGGCATTATCCTTACTGCTGCACGGTCTGTCACCAGCCGCCGCGGTTATTTGAGCTCTAAGGAGTTTCCCGCAATTCAAGAAGTTTTATAATCCCGCAATATGTTCAGGATTCCGATTGATGACGATTGGTATTTCTTCTTCCGAAATAATTTGTTCAATGATATGATATACATCCTCATTGAATTTAAAATTCTGCTCGATATAATTGAATGCTTTTGTACTACTCCATCCTCGTTCTCTCACAAGTCGTTTGACAATGATCCCAGAGTATGCTTTCGCAAATGTTTTATATGGAACATCCACCTCATCCAATTTCAACGTTGGGTCGAGTATGATGACAGAGCGAGCAGAATAGTTGAAACACCCGCCAAGAATATTTGACCGAATCCATCCATGCTTTCCATCAATGATTTGGAAATTTAATTTCCAAATTTCATTGGCACGCAATTGGCATTGATATAAATACAATGGTATTTCAATGGGTGGAGCAGTTTTCAGATTCATGCTCATATTTACCAATGGATTGATTTGTCGGTCGATGGAGTTGAAGTAATAGGATTCCATCGTAATGGATGTAGGTCTTAGTGTCGTACTATATACCGGAAGCTTTGAGCAGAAAACAATATCCTTTTCTTTGATCAATCGTTCGATGAGATCTGCTTTCTGTTTCCGCTTGGATAGGTAGTACGTCATGATTTCTTCGAAGTTATGATAGAATTCATCAATGCCAATATTATGATACATCAATTGATTCTTTTTTACTTCAATGACGTTATTGTATCGCCGCATGACACCATTGGATGTAATCATGTTATCGGAGGCAATGATGTTTTCTAATACCTTTTTCGATAATGCGGATTGTAATCGATGAAAGTGTAATGGATTAATGATGTGATATGGGTATAAATTAATCCATCCCGTATAAAGCATATCAACATCTTTGTATTCAATTTTCGTTCCACACTTTGGGCAAATTTCGCCCTCCCATTGCGATCCAACATATTGACCACATGAGCACCGGAATCGTTCTACATACGCATTGGCATCTTCATATTGCGTCCCGTAACGAGGAGAACGAGGACCGTCCAAATTACGAACGGTCTTATCGATATCCGAATACGGCAATTCCGATATGAGAAATCCTCGTCCGTTGATAAGGTCGTATGAACATTCTGCATCAAAATTCATTCGTTCAAATTTAATTCGCACGAATTATCCCTCCTTTTAGAATCATCTTGTATACCCCTTATCAATATTGCATCGGAATCGATACGGTTCTTGTTTCTCCCGTATTCATATGACTTACCGTATATTCATCCGTGCGGCTGCGACCACCTCCGCCACTGATCGCTTTACCACGCTTTACCTCCATGAGTAACCATTCTCTTGCATCAATCCCATATGGTTTTAGAAGATTCCTCTGTTCACGTGTTAGCTTCGACCCACGTTTCATGAATTGCACACTCCCATATTTTCTGTAGAGATATTACGATTTGCCATAATCAAGAAGGTTAGAAGCTCATCAATCAATTCTCGTTTATTGATCTGAATTTCTTCACCCAAAAGATTTGGCTCCTCGTATAACACAAATTTATATTTTGCATTGACGAATGTAATGAGGAATTTCTTAATGGCATCCTCATTGATGTCAATAACGTTGGAATAGAATTTTTCGACCAATAATTTATAATCCGGATGCTCGGAAAGGTACTTGGTATCTTTTACATACATTTTATCTCCGATGGGAGACTCTTCAATATTTGCCGTCAAGATTAATGTGAGTAGACTATCCAGAATCGTATCCTTCGTTACACTATATCTCCGCATAATATCTTTACGCATAATCAGAAGCAATTTATACATATCGATATTGCGTAGCAGTGCAAATTCCTGGGAAGATTCCATATACGGGAAGAAATAAATTTCAATCAACTGTTGTTGCAGTTTTCCAACATTAAGATTTCTCCGATAATAGTTGATTTCTTCCGCCGTAATATCCTTCTCGTAATCTTTGTAAATCTTTTCGATATTCCGATGGATATCCATGGATGATAGGATAACATACTCCTCGTTGAGTTTCATCTTGGAGGTACGATATCGATCATTCTTTACGTTACCATCGACATCCGGCGTCATATCCAATTCGATCAGGTTTCGACGAAATGCGGATAACACGAAGATGGATATGTGCATATTAACGATACTGCACATAAATGACATGATACGTTCCCGTGGTTTATTTTTCGCCGCATCCCATGTTGCTGGTAATTGGAATTTGATGAAATTGTCAATGATGATATTTCTCTTGATGATATTATTGATCACGATCGTTAAATCTTTTCCATCAACTTCCTGTTGTCCAAAGATAACACTATGGAAATTCTTTGCCGATGCTGTTTTATTTGCAACATATGCATAGATCTTATTATATACTTTAAAATCGAAATCGAATAGATCGAATGCCCCAATGTAGAAATCATAAAACTTCGTAATATCTTTCTTTAAATCAATACCACGCATCACCATGAAATGGTTGCATACAAACGATACAATCTTAATACAGAATGCAATCTTTAACATGGCTTTGACATGCACGTTTAAAAATTCCAATGATTTCTTCTTCTTTTGTAAAATTGAGAGCATCTCTGGATCTTTTAACGTACGACTATTCTCTGCCTCAATATCGTCTGTATAATTTTCTTCCACGCATCGAATGATTTTGTCTTTCATGGATTCGGTAAAGATGGTCTGATATACAAGATCACGGAATGCATTGAAGTTGACGGCAGTATAGGATGTTAGATCTTTATCGATGAGACATTTGATCTTGAATAATGATGCGATAAGCTCTCCGTCTGTATCATACATCGCTTCAAAGAAATTTAATTCCTCACAAAGTTTTGGGAGATTGGAGGAATATGATAGTTTGGTCACCTTCCATTCATTCAGTGCTGAGATATTTGGATTGTTTAAATTCAATTCCTTGTCGAAATCAATGATCATTGTTTTCGTAAAGCATCGAAACTTGATATCGTCCGGATATAGCTTCCACTTAATCCAATAGGATTCCTTCCCATTTGGAAACGAATGTTTCTTATATGGCCATCGTTTCGGTTTCGCCTCCGAATCTGTTGGTTGATATGCTGCATTTAATTGAAGCATTGATCCAAATCCTCCTCTAATCCTATACATAGTCTACAGCTAATGCATCAAATGACCGTAGGATATTATTCATATTGATGCACGATAGAATTCCGATCCTTAGAAACGGATGCGTTCGTTGTAACTCTAATAAATCATACCGAAACTTCGTCCCCTTCTTGTTATATCCGTAATCCGATGCCAGTAAAACGTGTGAGTAGGATCCCAATAAATAATCGCAGATTTCCTTCACATATTCTATATTCGAGAATATATAGGTAAAATTATTGATATGCGTCTGATCCACCAATTCCTTGAGAGAACCGGAGACAAATTCAATGTTCATCTTTTTGAATCGATGCCGCATATCTTGAATGATATGATCATCTGGAATTTTATGATAAATTTTTACAGGAATCTGCATATGCTGTGACACATATACATCAAGCATTGATGCAATATTTAACTCGGGAGAGAGATGATAGAGTGATGCGTCCTTCGATAATATCTCATATACGAGCTGGTCTGCCAATTCTTCATCCAATTTATTTTGATAATCTAGTGATTTTAGAATATTTGGATGCGGTCGATTGATATACCACTCGATGAGACTTCGTTGTGTGAATTCAGCCAATGTCTTAATGGGTAGCCCAAATGAAATATCATTTCGTATCATTTTGATCAGGGCGAACAATTGGATTGGTTTTATGGTATCCTCATATTGAATAACAATCCCGGCACCTCCTGCAAAGAATGCATTTGTATCAAAGACTTTTCCGTCTGTTATCATTCGTATCATTCTCCTATAAAAAAGATGAGAGGAGAAATCCTCTCATCCTTTGTATTCGTTCAATCTGAGATATTTAGCTCACTGTAATTCTGCTGCTTCGCCTGCCAAGAATTGTTCTGATTGTTATTCCAATTCTTGTTGCCGTTGTTATTATTCTTCCAATTGTTGTTCCGATTATTTCCCTTCCAATTATTGTTTCCCTTATACTGAGATCCCGTATTGAAACCGCCGGAATTATTCTGATGATTTGCATCATTTCCACCAATGGACTTTACATAATCCTCCGTGAGTTTATCCAGATGACGATCTGCATTGATTCCTGTCAGATATCCGGAAAGCGTCTGATGGAAGATACCGAGTCCGGCGTCAATATAAGACTGGGTACCATTCTTTGAATAGGAAAGTTTTGCAAACTTGAATCCAAGCGTCTTTCCTTCTTTGCTTACGGTTAGATAGGTCTCCATGGAATTGTTTTCCATTTTCCGCTCAAAGAGGAGATTTCCGCCATTGATCGGAATGTTGGTTGATACGGCGGATGTATCATTTGCATTATTGAGAATATTTCCCGCAATGCTATACAGTGCATATGCTGCTGCATAATCAATGGATGTTGTAATCGCATTGGCACTATCGTACTGGTTCATCCCATTTGCAGATTTCTGTTTGAATGGTGCAAATTTTAGTGAAAGATTGAGATTGTAAAATGAGATGTTGAGATATGATTGATCGCAATAGAGATTGCGAATCTGTGTGGATGTTTGTGTCTTAGCCATTATTCTCTCTCCTTATGGTATTCATACAATGTGATGACATCATCGGCGATGTCTGCCAATAGATCGGTGTTCTGATAGAACCGTGGAGAATATCGAATGAGGAAATTCCCAGAAATAATATTCTCTTCAAATAGATTATAGATGGTATCCGCCGTCGTTTTGTCGGTTGATTTTCGAATAAAGTCTTCGATCATACCATCCATCGTCAGTGAATGATCCATGTCATCCAGAATATTATATGCTGCGGCAACCAAATTGTTCGTATCCACATCCGATTTCTTCATCAACAGCAATGCACGTTCAGTAAAATAATTTTTGAAATTCTTCCGTGCGTCCAGAATGAAGAATTTGTAAAGAATGGATAGTGTATCATATACACTTTTACCATATGGATTTGTTTCTAGGAAGTTGAGTGATATCGATAATCTCCGCTGGAATAGTGTTCCAATCATATCGATGAAATAGCTATATACGATATCCAGGTATTCCATTTGCTCTTCCAAAAGATCCCCATCTTCTTCAATAATCTCATCGATACTTTCCTTCAACTGTCGGAAGAAAATTTCAACGTAATTTGTACGATCTGAAGCATCGATCTGAATGTAATCGGAAAATTGATTGTTTAACTCTTCGAAAATGTCTTCCAATGGATAATCGCCACGGAATGCATTTTCTTTTGCAATATCCATTCGTTGAATATAATCTGGGTCTTGATAAATGTTGGGAGGACTTGAATAGTCCTGCACAACATCATCCTTTCTTTCATTTTTATCCATCGGAATATTCTCCTTTGCTTCAACATCTGTAATATATCTTATATTGTTCTCAATTTAGAAAGATATTAATGCACTCGTTCGTTTTCCTTTCCCACTCGGCGTATTAATTGAGATTGCCTCAATACGTAATGCACTCATGATGGAATTGAAGGATGCCATGATGTCTGAGATGAGGATCTTGTAATCAATAATCGAAATCATCCATTCTGGTAATTTTTTCAATTCTGCTGGTATGGAAATGTATTTTACGCCAGCATTTCGTAATTGGAAATTATCGGAATGGAATACTTCTCGTTTGAGTATATCATAAACTTCTTTATGATCTTTGATGATTTCGAGATCTTCTTCACACATGATAACTGTCTTGACGAGTTTGATGCGATCCAACGAATAAATCTTTTTATCTGGATAAAGAATGTTCCAAATAAGTCCTCCCTTGTATCCCTGAATCTTCCACGCACCACTAATCATCATCTTCATTTTCGAATCATAATAATCTTTGTATGCAGACTCTGCTTTGAATTGTTGCGGTTTCAAATATCGTGTGCCGCCATGCATAAGATCATCATAAATCTCTTTTTCAAAATTTCGAACGTCTTGCATCATGTGATGAAGGTCAATCTCATCACATGCCAAAATATTATTCTTCAAAATATTGGTAAATCGTTTTTTCACATCTTCCGTGACACCCGATTTGATGAAGTCCAAACCTTTCATTTCCAGCTTGAACGGAAGCATGATGTTTCCTTCGCGCAGTGCGATGGATGCACAATACCGCTTCTTCTTCGCCATCAGGAAGAGGAGTCTAAACATAAACTCATTCTTCATTGTCAACTCAGCACGTGCTGCGTCATCCATATGTCGAACAATTCCATAGTAATCCAGAATCTTCAATACGCAGATATCGATAAGATATGCACAAATGGAAACACAGATCATGTCATTATACAATCTCTTTCTTCCAAATGATTCATTGTGAAAAATATCATCAAGTACTGCAGTAACGAAGAGGTTGGAGTTGATGACATTGGAATCTGTATCAACCAAGAGAACGGTATTTCGTTTATGATTATTCAACTTGGCGATACTGTCGGGTGTGAGATATTCTACGAAGCAATATTTTGTTGCATATGCACGCAACTGTTCCATTTCCTTTTTGATCGAATCGGGAACCTGATATGGATTCATAAACATCTCATCCGCAACCCATTTATTGTATTCGCGAACATCTTTGAACTTTCCATCAAATTTGGATGGGATGTCAGATTCTGATGCTTCATAATTTGGAAGCTTTGTTAAAATCTTTTGCAGCAACTTCTTGATGGGTTCATGGGTAATCATAAACTCATTGAGGTTATTCGCATAATATAAGAATACCCTCTGATCCTCAGATAAGTTTGAAATGTATCGATTTAATACGTCATCATCCCCGATAAAGTATTGGTAAAAGTGTTTCTTGATCCGCAATGTACATTCTTCGACGGATGGGATTCGTACCCATTTCTCAATCTTAACATCCTTCTTGGTTTCGAAAATGCGTTCCATCCAATCATAACACTCATTGATGTTGAAGAATTTTTGATTATCTCCAAGATATCCTTCAAACAACGCTGCCATGGTTGTGATGATGCTTTGCGCCATTAGTGTTGTTGCAGCTGGGGAATATTTTGTATAGAATGCTGCCGTCGGGGTTCCACTTCCACCATACTCCGCATTCATAATCACTTTCTTATTCCCCTGAACAAGATCACCCTTCTTATACTCATAACTACCAGGCGCATATCCAAACATCTTTTTCTTCACAGCTTTACGATCTTTCTTAAGACCACGCAACATGTTTGATGTCGGAGAGCGAAGTGTAGATGGTTGCATATAAAATGTTCCATTCCCAGATACGACTGGTTGTTTATTATCGATATAATTTGTCAGTTTGGATAATGTTGTCTGACCTTTTGCTTTTGTCACGTTATTATCCATATAAATGGATGGGTCTTTCATAAACTCATCATATTTACTTTTAACGAATTTTTCAATATCTTTTTTGGATGCCTCTGGATGAATACGAGCCAAAACGGATACTGCCTGATCAATATATTTATTTTTAATTCCCATGATTTTGAAATCCTCTCACGCAGAAATTATTTTTGTAAAAATATATAATTCACCGTACCTATACGGTGAAACAGGGCAGACAATTATATAATTCCGGAATTAAAATATACTACTTATCGAAAGGAGAACTTTGTTATGGCTAAACCAGTTTTCAAGCTGTGCGTTCCTGATTTTGAGGAGAGTAAGAAGTGGATTCCTGTCACGGTTGCTGACGATCCCATTACGAGCACAAGCCAGGGTACAGCTGAGATTACTTTCCCTGCCAATACAACGGCAGTGGATAAGGTTTACACGATGGAAATCTATGTGGATGATGTGAAGCAGAACATCACGATGCCAACCGTTACGGTTAAGGCTTCGACGAGTCCTACGCCT